GCTCACTCGCAGAGATCAATCTTGAAGGTCAAGGTTGCATTCCCTAGAACTGACAACAACATTATATGGATCGAAGACATCGTAGACTTATGCCGAGAGCATATTCCTACTGAAGTTCAGATTGTAGTTAAGCGTAGAGACGAGCAAGCATTTGCTGAACTCAATGGAGCTAACTTATTGTTCTCAGAAGATGCAGTACGTATCATGCATGCCGGCTTAGACGAATGGGTACAAGCTGGTCGTATTGACGACTTCAGTATTGTAGCCTCTCATGAAGAGTCATTGCATCCTTGGAATGCTATTGCAGTATCGACAGGCGGATACGGAGTGCTATCGTGATCAACACAAGGAAGAGTTGGATCTATGTAAAGTTTCAGAGAGAAGGCATACATAAGTATCCTGCTGCTCTGACTGATCCTAAGCTAGCAACAGGCGGAGATGATGACGTATCCTTTCTAGGGTATCCTCATCGTCATATGTTTCACTTCAACGTAAGGCTAGAAATCTTCCATGATGATAGAGACGTAGAGTTTATTCAGTTCAAACGAGAGCTGGAAGGATTGTATAACACTGGTGTTATGCAATTAGATTATAAAAGTTGTGAGATGATGGCTCAGGATTTAGCTAAATACATACAGACAAAGTATAGTGGTCGAGATCTCATCATAGATATATCAGAGGATGGGGAGAACGGCTGCATAATCGAGTACACGAGACAAGCTGATGCAACCATTTAAAGAATACATCTCAGAGAAAGACGATAAGGTAGATAGCAATACTATCGTCTGTTCTCGTAAAGATGCAAATAGATTTGAAGTAACAAAGTCAGGAAAGAATTGCTCTTTCCTTACACCTGGACAGACTCTTACGATTGACCATTGTAAAGAGTTGAGTGGCAAGGGGTGGAACGTCCGCTACGCTGAGAAAGCGTTTAAGAAGCAGGAAGGACCTAAATCCTCAGGTGAGGTTGGTAAGCCACAGAAGGATTAAGAATCCTACAATTTATATAATGGAGATAATATATTATGAAGTTTTGTCATATCGCGCCCGTACCGCATCTTGATCTAGTACGTCACCAACAAACCCATTTAACATTAGCACACATTGCTGAGACTGATGAGAGCTACTGTAAGTTCTATGCAGACTTGCCAACTGGTACTATTAACATCATGGACAACTCTGGCTTTGAGATGTATAAAGCTGGACTACCTAACTTTCCACCTGAAGAACTTATTCCGCTTGCAAAGAAAGTCAGAGCTGATTACATTGTAATCCCTGACTATCCTGACATGCCTTCTATGGTTGGCATTGATGATGCAAGACGTTATGCTCCTGCATTCAAAGAAGCTGGCTTCGGTACATTCTTTGTACCACAATCAGCTAAAGGAGATCTTGAAGATCTCATCCTATCGTTTGCATTCGCTGCAAGCAACCCCCTCATTGATTATATTGGCATCAGCATCTTAGCTGTACCTAATGCATACAACTGTGAGAAGGGTAACAACCTACAAAGATACATGGCACGTTGGAAGTTCATGAACGAGATCAAGTCGAGAGGTTTGTTGCAACTTGCTAAGGACAATGGCAAGCTGATTCACTTCTTGGGTATGGTCGATGGTCCAAATGAGATTGCATTGTGCAAGGACTTTGGTATTGACACGTGGGATTCAAGTGCAGCTATATGGGCTGGCTTCAACGGTGTTGAGTTTGATAACTCTCCAACTGGATTATATAGTGGTAAATTTGAGTTGCATGTTGACTTCCAATACGAAACAGAGGATAATGCTGCTATCAATCTAGCCAAACATAACATGGACTATATTGACAACTTAGTCATGGGAGTGAATCAAGTATGAAGTATCGATTTAATGAGGATAAGATTTTAAAAGAGATCAGCGATTACGTTGCATCAACTTACTCCTCTCATTATGTCAATGAAAAAGCTGGAACGAAAGACGAAGAGATTCAGACTATTGATGTCTGGAAGCAAATGGGACAGGAGACGGCAGCCTGTCATTCTAATATAATCAAATACGCTATGCGATATGGTAAGAAGGAAGGATACAATAAGAAGGATCTTATGAAGATTATCCACTATACTATATTACTATGGCACTTTACACAGGACCAAGATTAATGAAACATATTCTATCACCTCAGATGCAGCGAGATCTGCTGACCAATGTACAAGAAGGAGACAGTCAACCTAATGCTGTCGATCTCAGAGTAGATAAGATGTTTCGACTCAAGGATGAGACATTTGTCATTACTGACACAACAAAGACACATAGAGGATCAGAAGAGATCACTCCAGACCAGAACAATATGTTCTGCTTGGAGCCAGGTGTGTATGAAATTATTATGGAGAACATTGTAACGATACCAGAAGGATATGCTGGATGGGTCATTACGAGGTCTACTCTAAACAGAAATGGTTGTCATATTACATCTGGTCTATATGACTCAGGTTACAGTGGTGTGATGGCAGGATTACTTCATGTAGCTCATGGCCCAGCTGCAATCGAGAAGGGCGCTCGCGTGGGACAGTTCTTAATCTTTGAAGCGGAAACACTATCAATGTACGATGGTGATTATGGTTCAGGTAAGAGTCATGACGCAAAATATTCAGAGGAAAAATAATGGAAATAAGTATCCAGATTGAAGAACTACAGAAACGTAAGTTGTTCATTGCTACACCAATGTATGGTGGCCAATGTGCAGGTATGTTTACTAAGTCATGTAATGATCTATCAGCTCTTTGCATGCACTATAAGATAGAGGCTAAGTTCTACTATCTATTCAACGAGTCCTTAGTAACAAGAGCTCGTAACTATTGCGTCGACGAGTTCATGAGATCTGATTGCACACATATGATCTTTATTGATAGTGACATCTCCTTCAATCCTAACGACGTCATCACTATGATGGCTCTGATGGATGCAGAGGATCCAGAATGTCCATACGACGTAATGTGTGGTCCATATCCTAAGAAGTGCATCTCATGGGAGAAGATTGTATCAGCTGTCAACCAAGGTGTTGCAGATGACAACCCAGAAGTACTTTCTAAGTTTGTAGGCGACTATGTGTTCAATCCGGCTGACGGTGGCAACGAAATGTCATTGACAGAACCGACTGAAGTACTAGAAGGTGGTACAGGGTTCATGATGTTCACAAAGCGTGGACTAGAGAAGTACAAAGATGCATACCAGCATTTGATGTACAAGCCAGATCATGTACGTACAGAAGCATTCGATGGATCAAGAGAGATCTTGGCCTACTTCGATGCTTTAATTGATGATAAGCAAGCTAACCTTAAACCTGAGCTAGCAGAATTCTACAAACAGAATCCTAAAGCAACGGCAGAAGAGGTACAAGAGTTTATCTTTGACAAGAAGTCATCTCTTATTATGAAAGATAGTAAGGGTGAACCGATGGAGTATTCTAATAGATACTTGTCGGAAGATTATATGTTCTGTCAGTGGGCAAGACGTATTGGTCTTAAAGTGTGGCTGTGTCCTTGGATGGAACTACAGCACATGGGTAGCATGGTCTTTGGTGGGTCGTTGAAAGACCTAGCACAGATTGGTGCCCCAGCAACGGCTGACCCTAGCAAGCTCGGCAAATCTAAAACATTGTAACCGGTAAATATATTATGAAACTAAGTGAAAATACAGTAAGCGTCTTGAAGTCGTTTGCAGTGATCAACCAAGGCATTGAATTTAAGGAAGGAGGCGTTTTACAGACCATCTCTCCGCAGAAGTCTATTATGGCCAAAGCAGAGATTGAAGATGTGCTTCCCGCTCAAGGGTGTTTCTATGAACTGAATAGATTCCTTGGTGTGTTAACTTTGTTTGATGATGCACAACTTCAATTCAATGAGAAGTTTGTAACGGTTCATGACTCTAAGAGATCAGTAAACTATACGTATGCTGATCCTCAGATGATTGTTACACCTCCAGCAAAAGAGATCCAGCTACCAGCTAT